AGCTGTCGTCATAAACATCCGGTGTGCCCTGGTAAACGTAGTATCCAAGGTGTCGGCCGTTCTTGTCCAAGTGGACGCCGTCGACCACTGCCGGATCGAGTGCCTTTTCCATCGGCGTCCGAACCCGGTCACCGGTGACAATCTGGATCATCGGCAGGCCGGTCTTTTTCCCGATATGGTTTATGACCAAACAGTCACCGCATACCAGCGCCTCTGTATAGATTTGCCGCTGTAGGTCCCCGTCTCGGCGATACCCCTTGATGTCGATGACCTCGGGAGACTGTCCATATAGATGATATCGGTTCTCCTGCGCTTCCGACCAGTCGACAAGGGAGTCCTCCTCGAGGCCAATCACCGACTCCTCGGGTGTGCACTCCACCTCGAGACCGGTATTGATGACATTGGTAACGAGCCGGCGGATAATTCCGCGCGCGTAGGTGTTCGAAAAAAACAGAGCAGCGGACCTCTTGCGAAGAGTCCAGTAATCGAGGTTCGAAATCTCATCCACCTGACCGGTCACCCCGCTGAAAAAATTGGAGCCATCGTAGGACCCCGTGGGGGGATAAATATATTCGTTGCCTGTGGAAATGACGGCTGCAGTCTCTGAGGACGATTCGGGCCACACCCAGGGGGACTCCGGCTCGACAGATGATCTTCCCCACCGCATCAAACGGCCCTCACGTAGGTGGTTCCGCCGCCATTCAGGCGCCCATCGAGGTAATCGAGGCGACTGTAAAGGGAGTCAATGTCCACTTGGAGGCGGACGACGTCTTTTTTCGTGACGACCTGGGTGGTCTGACCGGTGCTTATCGTGTAGCTCTTGACGGTTCCCAAAGACAGGGCGAGGATCGCGTCCTCATACGCCTCTATCTGCGCCTTGGTGGCTGCTATGCGGGCTTGGAGCCATGCTGTGGTGATTTCCGAGGCCATGTCTCACTACCGGTAAATGAGACAAAATTGTCCCATTGATGATAGTATAAGACACTTCTGTCTCATTATTCAAGAAAAATGTCCCACCGGTGAGCCTTGATACAATAATGTCTCATTCTTTCGGATATTTGAGACACAAAATAATTCTCGTGACTACGCAAAATTTGCGTTTTTCTATGAAAATTTTGCGTAGTAAAACGCCAATGAAAACAGCGCCTTCTGAATTGCGCAAAAAGTAGCGTGCAAAAAGTATCCGATTTACCTTTTTTCATAGCGAAATCATTGGGTTTTTTACGGTTTTGGCTTGGCACGATGCGTGCATTGTATAAGGGCATGAACGGCAACACACAACACGGAGAAACCGAAATGAGAAATTACAGCGTATCCTGGACGGCAAACAATGGACAAGAAATAGAAGTTACGGTTATCTCCGGACAAAATTGTGTTGCCTACCTCGGCGGCGTTGAGTTCGCTCGCGGCGACCTGACCAGAATCGGCAACAAGGGCCCCGTCTTCGCAGTCATCGGTAACAAATTGGGCATGACTCGCGAGAATTATGACCGAGTCGTGAATGTAATTTTGCAGAAACGCGAAGCCGACATGACCGACGAGCAAAGGGCCCGTGAAAACGAAATGAAGGATTACGACAATCATTGTCGTATGATGAACAAGACTATGTCGATTTGAACGGCAACAAAAAAGGAGAAACCAGCATGAAAAACGTAGTAAAAGCCCAAATTATTGGAGAGACGTCCGCAGGAATGATCGCGGTCATGATTTTTGAAAACGGCGAATTGGTGTGGTCGCACGATTATTTTGCCAACGGAGCAACCGAGAAACATTATCACGAAATGATGAAACAGGCACGCGAAGATGCGGAGGCATGTGCAGATTGGCGCGACTATGACGGATGCGACACCGATGAGGACGACGAAATTGTCGACTACACTGTTTACGACACGAGCTGGGTTGTCGCCGAATACGTAGACGGTGAGTGGGCGGCCGGTGATGAGTTGCAAAACGACGGAATGGCTGAGGATTTTCTGCGCCATCACCTAGACATCGCAAAAATCGTTGGTTTTGAGGACGATTGATTCGCGCCTTCACGCGGCACGAACAAAAAGGGGGAAAAGTGGAGAAGAAAAAAGTGGATTCGGACAAAACTAAAATCGAGTGGATAGGAGAGAAACCGAAACCGGTAGAAGGATGCCTGGTAGCGACGTTCTTTGGGATTCCGGTCACAGTGAAAAAGGAGAAATAAAATGGTACTGACAAAAGAAAAAATGGTTGAAATGGAAAAATGCGCGAAACCCCTCATCGAATGGATGGCAAAAAATCTTCATCCACACACTACAATCATAGTTGATTCGACATCGGCGGAATTGAAAGAGTCGATCGCGAAAGTGGGGGCGACAGAAGCACATCAGTTTGCAATCGAACGACTAAACGAACTAATCAAAAAAGGAGAAGCGCGATGAAAAATCTATTGACAATGGTATTCGTAACAATCAGCACCCTGTCCCTACTCGCGTTCGTAGCGTCCCTTCTGATGGGGTGCGAGGAGGAGCACTCACAGTACGACGATACCGATCTCAACGGGTTGACCGCGAGGGCCCGGGCCACCTGCCCAAACATCGATATCACTGGGTACCGAGATATGCGCGAGGTCACCGCCAGGTGCGTCGACGACCTCACGATTCGAGACACTGACATCTCGACAATCAGTCTGCCGACTGTTGAGCGCATTCGTGGGGATTTGACAATCGTAGGAAACGCCGAGCTGATCGTACTCAGTTTCCCGGCGCTTGAGGTGGTGCGCGGGAGGATACTGATGACATTCAATCCAAGGTTGTACAACTGCCACGCAATTCAAACCGTTCTTTTGATAGACGACTACGGCAGCGTAACAATCCGAAACAACATCAATGACGAATGCGGGTGCTGGTGATGGAAAAAATCGAGAAAAACAAAAAGGTTGTCATAATTTCGGCGCCTTACATTGTGGCATACTACGACAACGTCGAAGAATGCCACGGAAGCAGAAGCGCTATAGACTCTGCTTTATCGGCACACAATAGCAAGGGGCGATGGGCTAGACCAATTCAGTTTTCACACTTTGAAGACGGAATTGCCATCGGGAGAGATTTGACCAATGGCGAGCTCGTAGAGTGCACATGGTTGAAAGGCACAACGAAATGAAACCAACACCAAAAACAACCTATTGGTGGTACCTCGACACCGACGGCGAATCACAGATCGCCCCCATCTCGTGCGATGAAGATAAGGAATTCATCGAGGAGGGATCCGATTTCGTCCGGTGGATCGGCGAAGTGGATCCGCCGACGATGTGTGAAACCAGAACTGTCCTATGTTTTGGGGACGAAGAATACGACCTCAAATCCTAGGTCACCTCGAAGAACACCCCGCCCTTGCAGTATTCCCAGAATTGAAACCATTCGACGGTCTCCATCTCGAAATTCTTCACGCAAATCATCCAGGCTAGGATCTCCACAGAAGCATGCCCGTACACCAGGAGGTCCCACAGCTCGTTTTCTGCCCCGTGGGGACGGTGCCACTCGTAGGTGGTCCTTCCGTTGGGCCACTTCTTCTCACGCTTGTACTCTCGAGTCAGCTCCTTGAGTTCATCGTCCGTGGTGTCGGTAGGGGCGTTGAACGTGTAGGGCCGCTGGTCACCATCGGACGGCCGCCACGTCCTCCGCAACACAGGGGCGATCCTGTCCTTGTACAGGTCGACAGTGATCGCATAGTAGAAGTCCCCCGATTTCGTTTTTGCTTCGGTAAATTCGCTGATCCGGTTGTACTTCGCCGGCCGGTCGGTTCCCATGATGGGGAAAACCCCAGTGTCCCACTGCTGGCAAAACGAAACCACCGTTGCCGTGGCATACCGAGAGTCAATAAGGGTGAGCGAGAGCCGGTATTTCTTCCGGTCATCGGATATCCATTCACGTTCATCGATGAACGTCTCGAGTGTCTTCCACGCCTCGGAGTCGATGGATTCACACCCGGCCTCCGTTTCGTCCATGATCTGAAAATAGTCAACCAGCCACGGGTTGAACCCGTAGCCGCTGCCGGCTGTCCAGCCCCAGGTGGCGACGTTGAGGTGGTGAAGGTGTACGTCCACTGTGCAGGTCAAAAATAAAACCCCCGTGGCGCAGTACTGCTCGATATGCTTATTCGGAATTTCGCCCTTGCAGTAGAACTGCCGGCGGTGGGCGGACACGGACCGAAAACGAATCTTCCCGCCGTCGACCTCATAGGACTCGGCGAGGAAATTGTTGTAGAATCGCTGCATCTTGGTGTGGCTCTTGGTGCGCTTCGTGACCGGATCGAACGCAGACAGCCACATTGAAACCCCTTTATACCACGGCGCCCGGCGGGACATCAGGCCGGTGACCTGCCGGCTTCTGATATTCGGCTCGACCGGTGTCGCCGTCGGCTTCCAAAATGCGTTCTCTTTGGTTATCAACCGCACCTTTTCATGTTCCATGTGGGCGCGATTGCAGTTTTTACAGTGGTATCGGACCGTC